GGTACGTCAACCCGCCGTCAACATAGATGCCGTTATCGGGGGGGACACAGTTGCATTGGACCCAATCGTGGCGATGTTTTGATTCTATGACGGTGTGGCAGTTGTGACATTCGGCCGCGTTTCTGACTAGCCGTTTCCGTGGTTCTGTTGGTGTATCCATCCTAGTTTTCTCTCCCGTACGCCATGTTCACTATTTCCTGAATGCGCTGTTCTCCATCGACACGGTCACCGAACTTGCCCCACCGTTTATCCGCGTCAAACACAACAAGGTAGGCGTCTTGAATACTACACCCTTTTTCTTTCATGGTGTACGCCAATTTACAAAGTAGGTTTGACCTGTCGTGTCCTTCGAACGGTCCTTCCGCATGAATGCGTCGGACATATCCACCTGCTTTATCTAGGGCGTCTTGTACCCTAAAGGGCGCGGAGCCGTATGCCATAAACTTTTCGGGTGGTAGCAGGACGGGTGGTACCCAACATTTTGCGAGTGCTTCTAACTCGTTTTTGGTTGCCGTATATTTGACAATGTTTGTTATCGCGTCATCGAGCGGCATGGAAGTTTGGTCGCCTCGAATAAATTTTCTGTTGGGGAACTCTTCTGCACCCCACCATCCCGGGTACGGTAGCCGCACGTAGTTTCCTAGGGCGACTGCTGTGGTTTGTTTCGGGTTCACTTCGGTTGCGGGTATCCCACAAACTTCGTGGGCGGCCAGGAATGCGTAGCGCATTGTGGTTGCCGGTATCCGTCCGTCAGCAAAAACCCATACATGGTATCCTTTGTCGGTTTTCTCGATTAACGGAAAAACCCCTTTGACTTGGAATGCCATCTGCAAATTGAATGCCATATCGACATCTTGGATGTCGATGTCGGAACAGCCCCACGACACCATCGAGTCGTCATCGAGCGGATAGATGCCGATTGCTTCGTCGCCGTTCAGGTGACGTTTGAATGTGTCGCGTGTGACTACATTGCGCGCACAACCACCCGCCCATGTGCCCCACGCATCGGTTCTGCCTGCGAAGGCTAGGGCGAAGCGGTCGATAATCTCATCTTCGGTATACATTAGAAGTCCTCTCCAACATCCTGCCAGTTCATTGTTTCCTGTCTGTAGGAACGAGGTAACGCCCCATGCAGGTCGGTTAGTTTCCCTGTGCGTGCATCCAACTCGAAATCAATATCATCCACAAGTTGTCCTGCTGGACGCTTGTTCTTGAGTAGATTTATTGTCAGGGTATGTTCATGAATCTTTTGCTCGTACCGTAATAGTTCTAGCCGTTCTGTTGCCCGCTCGGAATGTGAACGGTCCAACTTCTCCACCAACTCATGTATCTCTGCCGCTATCTCATATTTTTTGCGGCGGACACCCAACACCATTGTGGCTTGCTGTTCCCCGCCGTACGCACCCGATGACATAGTAAGTTTTTTGCCGTCCGCACCAGAGGTGCGTGACGTCTGGTGAAGAACCATCAACGGCACGTCATGCCGTCTACCGAAACCTTTCAAAAAGTTTGCTTTATCAGGCACAGTTTCACCTGCGTCCACAAGGTCCAAGAAGTCCACTACCACTAGTTCGGGGGCACGCCCCCATACTTCTGAGACTTCCCCGTAGCCACGTTCCATGTCAGCCGAATTTAACGGCTGGTCGAACACAGCAAGGTTGGGGAACGATTCTTCTGCCGTGCTTCGCAACAAGTCCATTGCTTTCTTGTCGTCGCGTGCTATCCGTGCTTCAAGTTCACGTGCATCAATATTGTGATGCATGCAGGTCAGTTTGGTTAAAACGAGTTGGCGTGGTTCATCAGGGATGAACAACGCGATATGTTTGTCACGGTTCTGCTCCAACATGTGCATCAACAGCAAAGTTTTTCCGCCGTGTGCAAATCCGATTACCATTGCTAGTTCACCGTGGCCGATGCCACGCATTTCGTCGTCAATCTTTTTGATGCCCGTGTGGACACGTTCACCGGGGGATTGCGCCCAACGAATAAATTCGTCTGCCGCATCCGCTAACGGTTCATACATTCTGTACTGTTTGTCTGCCGGGGGTGACGGCAGGGCGCCGTTAAAGCGCCCCACCGTTTCCCAACCAGCCGACATTTCTTCGGCCGTCTTAATCATTACTTACCTTTCGGTGCCCAGTAGCCTTTAGCGTCCGCACCTTTTGCGGCGACCTCTTTGAACAATGGACGCCTGTTAGCGGCGTTAGCCGTGTCACGGTTGTCCCACACCTCGGATACCCCGTCACGTTTCGTGGCAGAAATTAACCACTGTGGCAGGTCGCCATGCGCGTCACCTTTGATTGTGACTGCACCGACTGGTTCGGATGAAACTACTGTCCCGTTGAAACGGTCGGCAACAAGTTGCACAACGTTAGCGACAGGCTGGTCAGACACATTGAATGTGCCGTAAATTGATTCCAACAGCATTCCTGTGATTTCGGGAAACAAAACTGCGAACTCACCCAACTTTGCGGTGACATCCCCATCCTTGCCAACCAGGTCGGCAGAAATTTTTGCTGCTACTTGCGTGATTATTGCTCGGTCCTTATCCATGATTTGTATTTCCTTCTGGAGTCTTACTCCATTCGAGTGCCACCGCTTATGCGGTGGACTTGCATTACCTAAATTGTGTGTGGGGTTGAGAGTACTGAGACTCTCTCAAGGCCAAGCCGACCCCACACACAAACCTATTGTAGCATCTTATTCTCCGTCATCGGGGGCATTAATGTGTCTGCCCTTACACAGGGAATACACGGGGCACCAACGCTCGGAACACAAAAAGTGTTGGTCATTTATCTGCCACTGCTTCGCAGGGGCGAACGTCTCCATCGTCAAAATCGTGCCAGCCATCGCTACGGCTTGCGCCACCACAAAGTCGCTGGAACCTTGGTCACGTGTCACCGTTAATATCTGTCCTGTTGAGGACGCGTTACGAATCATGACACCAAACGAAAAGTTCATTGGGAACTCCGCCAACCCCAACCCCACCAACGCAGTCGCATACACAGATGATTGGATGTCTTGGGTTTGTTTCTCGTTGAACGAATATTTTCTTCCGCTCGTTTTCCAATCCCATGCTTCACCCTCACAAACGTAGTCCGCAGTGCCTTCGAAATATAGGTCGTGATGTGTGGAACCGTTCTCTGCCGGTTGAACCCTTTCAACTTCCCCAACTTTCACAGCAAATTTGAACTCTGTCTGCCCACCCAACGGTACGGACGGCATAATGTCGTTAACCCATGCGTTCGACATGGACGCAATATGGGTGTTCCATTGTGCCGGATTCGTGTTTGTGACACGAATATCTTTACCATGTTCCTCATATTCTTTGGCCCGTAAAGCGGCAAAAGCCGCGACCGACGCTTCGGCAATATCGCCGGGCATTATCTGTCGGTTCAAAACCATTTCGATACCCGTATGGCATGCCGTACCCATCGCCGCACTATCGTTGTACGATTTCATTTCCGGGTTTAACGTCGTCAGACGCAACCTTTCAGGGCACAACAAAAAATCTTTTAGACTTGACTGTCTGATGTATATGGCGTCTGTCTCTGGGTCAATTCTCATACTGTCTCCTTTATCGCTTCGTTGAATCTTTTTTTTGCTAGCCTCAAACCTGATGAGAACCCGTTCCAAAAATCGGCTGCGTGGGTTGCGGTCGATTCCTCTTCGCGGGACATTTCGAGTTCATCTTGAAGCGTGTCTAAAAACATTTTTTTATCAAACATCTTTTTCTCCTTAAGTATCGATTGACTGACTTGTGTTTGCGATACCAGCCAATCTCCGATTGGCGGGTATCTTCCTGACCCCCCCTCCGTTGGTTCCCCCCCAGCGTAGCATACGCCGAGGGGGCGAATAGGGGCAATTACGAAACCCTTACTGGGTAAGGGTTTCAGGGGTTTCCCCCCAAAGGGGGGCATCCACCGCTTTTAAGGCGTCCACAACCGTCTCCAAACAACCCAAATAGCCTGCCGTGTCCACCGCACTGTCACGATGCCACAACTGCTTCTCTAGGTTGGTTACCAGCCGACATTGCTTCAACACCGTCATAAACACGATGCACTGTGCCGGACTCAGATAGACGCCTGTGAGTGCCTCGAAGACGTTGCTGACCCGTGTGTAGTCGTCGATGGCGTCGCCATACGTTTTGTTGCGTGCACCCGTTATCAGATTGTGGGCTTCCTGTAACACGGTTTCGGTTGGGGGTTTCGCTTTCGGTTGCCCCCAGGTGTCATTATTCCACAACGGCTGATTGCGGGTGCCTGCGATTGCGTTAGCCGCAATCACCTTGCCCATTCGCGCCCAAGAAGCCCACTCCTTGTTACGGGCCTCCAGATATTCGTTGGTTTCTTCCTGCTTCATAAATTTTTCGTTATTCATTGTTGTATCCATTCCACGGGCCGAACCCGTTATCGTGCTTCTGATGTGCGTAATACCATATTTCTAGCCCCGCTCTTAAGTTTACTGCCGGAGAATACAAGTCCTCCAAATAGGTGAT